ATGGTCTGTTGGCGCATGCTGATACGTGGTATTATGAGGATAAAGAAGATGAAATTAAAAATGATCTTTCTTACTATGATGAACGTATGGAGTATTCCGTTATTGACCGTTACGATGCGGATTATGACTCTGAAGAAGACTATGACCAAGAGGGTTATAGTGAGGAACCAGCTACTAAGTTGATTCAGTTTTTGAAAGCCGATTCCCACCGATGGTGGATGGACACACATTATGTGTCCACCCAACCATTGCTGAGGTACAAGTACGCGGAAAGATTAAGCTGGAGAGTAACTAAGATGCTGCTCCTGTGGGAATTGGTGAGCAACATCCCTCTTGTGGATGCTGCTCCCATTGGTCTTCTGAGCACTCTTAAGAATGTTTTCTATGGAGTGCTCTGTATGTTGTTGGGCCATTTTTGGACCAGTTTGGAAAATATGGTGCTTTATGCGCGCGGATTTTTCATGCTGTTTGGATCGACTGGTTACAGTATTTGGCGATGGTATGTCGTCATGATTGGCCAGTCGGTCGTGCCATTTTTGGACGACTATGTGTATTATTTTAAAGAGGACTGTGACCAGGATCTCGACGAATGTCGTCGATTTCGCTGGGATGATTCAGATGTGAGTGACGATGAGTATAAGGAAGTTTTCTTCCAGACTATGCTCATTTGTTTGGTGGTTTTCCCTTTTGTGAATTACTTCCTTTATCGACTGTCGCAGAGAGTGGGTCTTATGTTGCGTAATGCATTTCAATTTTGGAAAACTTCGAGAATGCTACGTGCTGAGATAGCGCCTCCTGTGGTGGAAGAGAAAAAGGGTTTTTGCTTCGGAGAACCTAGACTCGAGTACGAAATGGCCGTTGATGGGTCTACGCCTTATAATGCCAAGTTGGTGAGTGGTGCTATGTTAATCCTCCAAGAGAAGGAGACTGATGGCTGCTTGACTCTGGTACCGCAAGGCATGGCTTGCAGAGTTGGGGACTTCTTTGTGACGGCTGAACATGTTGTTAGTGTTTGCCAATGTAAAACAGGCAGAACTTTCGTTTGTGGATTTAAACAGAACGGAATGGTTGTCGTGCCGGCCACGCGTGATGCGGTGGTTGTAGATTTCGATACCCTCGTTTCTATTATTGATGATGACGATAGATCTACTTTTGACTTGGCTGCTTTCTGCATGTCACCAAACTGGTTTTCGAAACTCGGTGTCGGTGCCCTGCCGATGGGTGTTAGTTTGTGGGAGTCTACCATAAGCACCTACGGATTGTTTGGGGATTCATATTTGAAGACAGCCCCGGGAAGGATCCTCAGGACCGAATCAGAAATACCAGGCCGCATTTGTTACAATGCGACCACACATCCTGGTTGGTCCGGAGGCCCAGTTATGATAAATAAGAAAGTTGTTGGTATTCACCAACGCCGGAGAGGAACTTGTAACGAGGGGTTGAGTATAATGATCTTGCGATTTTTCATAAACCGTTATCTCAATGCAAATGTGGAGTCCACCGCTGATTTTAAGTGGGACCCTGTGCATAGAGTGGTTAGAAATCAATGGGGGGAAGAATGTGACAAGTCTTATGCAGGTACGGGTTATTACATCTTAGTGTGTAAACGTACTGGAAGACAGGAAATGGTGGAGATGGACGATCTTGAAGAGTGGAACCCAGATGGGCACAGAGACCGTTTTAGATCCTATGAACCCTATGATAAGGAAGAAGAGAAAGTCTTGAAAAATTTTAACTTGACATACCAGGATGAAAATTCGCTGGATGTAAATGGTTTTAATTTGAAAGAGAATGGAATATTGCGAGTTCAAGAAGTTAAAGCGCGGGCTGTTCACCCACCTTTGGAGAAGAAGAATGATTTGAGAACTATGGCACTGCTTGATTATGAAGCGGCTATAAATCTCGGGTACAGCCGAGATGCCTATGTTTTCCCAAAGTTTGTGGACGCCAAGAGAACCAGAGCAATTTTGAAACGCTCTGCTGAAAATCACTTGGGAATGTTTGTCGACGCAATGGAGAAGAGTGTATGCCCCGACCGTGAAACGTTGGACCGGGCTGAGCTCCTAGTCGTTGAGATGCTCAAGGATGTGAAGTATGAGATGGTTGGAGATTGTTTGTCCCTAGACAATGTGCAGTCAATTATCGACAGTAGTCGTATTGACTCAGCAAAGTCTCCTGGTTATCCTTACTTGGATGACGGGTTCACTACCAACGGTGATGTAATTGCCGCTGGCGGGTTGGCTGAGAAAGTGTTACACTCCATCGGTAAGCCATCCCCAAGTAACTTGTTCGGAAAGTATGAAGCGACGAAACTCAAGAAAATCCAAGATTCCATGCACCGTTTGGTGCATGGTGTTGGTTTAAATGATCAGATTAAAACGCATGCTTACTTTGGCAACTTTAATGATGCTCTGGTGGCGAACTATAGAAAGAGTCCCATTATGGTTGGGTGGAGTCCACTCAAACCTACTGATGGTGACTGGTTTTTTAGAACGATGAACAGAGGCAAGAAATACAAGATAGTTCAAGATGATATGAAACATTGGGATTACTCTTACTGGCCTTGGCTGGTTCAAGTGGTTATAAATGTCATAATTCGATTGGCTGTGAGGAGTAAAAACATGACGGAAGAAGATGCTGTGGAATGGAAAGCAGGTGCACGGAAGCAACTGGAGGAGCAATTTTCGCTCCCCTTCAGATTACCCGATGGGACTATTGTTGAACGTTTGCAAGCGGCTCTTATGACTTCTGGTTCTGTGATTACTATTGCGGCTAATTCTGTAGGAATACTAGTGGTTGATGTTGTAGCCAAAATTACAATGGGTTTGAGCAATGAGTATATAACTCAACGCTGCAGAACTCGTGTTGGCGGCGACGACAAGACGCAAAGTGTCCCTTTAGATTTTGATGAGAAGGCTTATGTGGCAGAGATGCAGAAAATGGGGTTTGAAGTCCATGAAGCGGAGGTTCATCCTACGATGGTAGGAGCCTCTTTTTTCAGTTGGAAGTTTGGTGGAGATAATATCATGCCTACTTGGGTACCTTCTAGGTTCACCAAGCACGTGATTTCGCTTCAGAAAACGAAATTGGAAGATCTGCCGCAAGCACTGTGTGCGCATATGCGCAATTGGTGCCATGATAGAAAACGGTTCGAGTGGTTTTGGCAAGCCTATTTTAGAGGCAAAGAAGAATACCCAGAACTGTTTGATATAGTGAAGTTGACCGACCGGAAAGATTTGATTCAGTATTTGAGAGGTAATGAGTCGATCCGGAATGAGTTAGATGTGCAGGACGTTAGTCCTCAATTCTGGCTCTAAGTAAGTAAATTTATGTGTTGAATG